TATGTTGAAAAGAAAATTTAAAGGCTTCCTCGGAGTTACTTGGCTGCCTCAGAGTTGCTTCGTATATTCACGTCATTGTTAATGTAAATAAATAAATGTTATGGAATTTTTAAGTAAAAATGATTTAAGAAGTTTAGTGCCTTCAGTATTTAGCAAAGCTCCTTCATCCGGTCTTTCAGAAAAGTACGTTCACATTCCTACTGAGGATGTATTGGATGATCTAGAAACACTAGGTTGGAAACCTGTTAAAGCTCAACAAATTAAGGTTCGTAAGAGTAGTAAAAATACTTGTAAACACTTTATCACACTCCAAAATCCAGATATTCAAATTACTGGTAATGATGGTGATACAGTTTTTCCCCAAGTTTTACTTATTAATTCACATGATGGTAAATCATCATTCCAATTCCGAGTTGGATTGTTTAGATTAGTTTGTTCTAATGGTTTAGTTATTTCTACTGAAGATTTTGGTAGTATGAAAATTCGACATATTCATTATAATTTTGAAGAATTACAAAATACTATTAATGGTATTATGGAACAACTTCCATTAACGGTTGATTCAATGAATAAAATGAAAGAAATTAAATTGGATCAAGATCAATTAATTGAATTTGCTAAAAAAGCTGTTTCAACTCGTTTTTCAGAGGATAAGTTAAAAGCAATTACCATTGATTATAAAGAATTGCTTGAACCAACTCGTAATGAGGATGCTGATGGTTCGCTTTGGTCAACATTTAATTTACTTCAAGAAAAAGTAATTCACGGAATGTTTGAGTATAATTACGGAGTTAAAACCCGTAAAGTTCGTAAAATTAAGAACTTCGCTCAAAATCAAAAAGTTAATCAAGAGTTATTCAATATGGCACTTGAGTATGTAAATTAATTATTTGATTAGATTAATACCCCCTATATTGGGGGTATTTTTCTATATTTATAAAAAAACAATGCCTACTTTTACACCCGGACAATTAAATACTGGAATAGATACCACTTCATTAACTGGTGCCATTACTGCACAATTTCAAAATCCAAGTGGATCAGCTTATTTCTTTTTAGTTCAAAATACAAATAAGAATGCAGATGGGTCTTATAATATAGGTATTACAGACTACGCCAAAGGATCTTTTAGTAATTTAATAGGATTATTTAACACAGCGATAGTTTCAAATAATTTTAAATTTGGGGTTGCAGTACCCCCTGGAAGTTCTTCTATGGTATTTACTCCTACTGATACTTCGGGAGGGGGTAATATTAAATTAAAGGGAACTGGTAATTTTACATTAATCATTTAATATTAATTTATGCCTACAGAAGTAACAGAACACATTCATTTATTAAGTAAATTAGCGGACTTAGCTAATATGAAAGACGACTTATGGAAATATCATCCTGATAATCCCAAAAAAATTAATATAAAACAAGAATATGCTAAACTTTGTGCCGAAATAGCTGGTATAGAGGGTGAGTTAGCAGCTTTACATTCTTAGTATGAATCTTTCTAACTTTTTTTCTTTATTTTCTAATAATGATGATTCTAAAAATCAGAAGGAAGAAAGTCTATCCCCACAACCTAGTATAGAAGAATTAATGAATACTCCAGTATACTGGATTGGTATGTTTAAAAAATTAATTTATAATTATAAATCTTTTGGGGATAAACTTTTACTGCAGGTTGAGGGTTTTAATATAGGAACTGATTATAATGATGTTCAAAATGCTTATGAATTTATGTTATATGAACGATCTTATTTCTACTTAACATGTTTAGATACCCATAACCCAGAAGATTTAAAAGTATTAGAAAAAGAGTCGGATAAAATTTTGTTATTTGCACTTGATAATTGCATTTCATATTATGAAGATCAGGAAGAGTATGAGAAATGTTCATATCTTAAAGAAATTTCGGATCTTTCTAAAGACTTCTGCCAAAAGACTTGATTCCCCAAGATACTTTTCGTAACTTCAGAATACCGTATTGAAACCACAATAAAAAAACAAAGGTTTTTAAGGTAATTAAATATTAAAATATTTTAGATTATGAGAAATAGAGATTATTTCAACAAAAAATTGGAACGTATCCAGAATAAGACTACAGAAATTAACTATATGGTTTCTACTAATCACCATCCCCGAGATATTAAAAAGGCGGTTGATAGTATTAATGATATAGTTGAAGATCTTCGCACCCAGATTGAACGTGAACCACTTTCGGGTAACGAATTAAATAGACTCAGATAAATGGAATTAACAGCAGAACAAATCCAATCCCAATGGGATAAGTTTATAGGTTATATTAATGAATATATTTCCCCAGACAGAGCAGAGAAATTAATCTCTTTTTATGAACAACATAAAGAAGAAATTATGTTAATGCCCGCTTCACATAAAAAGGCATATCATAATTGCTTTCCAGGTGGGTATATAGATCATGTTAATCGTGTAGTCGAATGTGCCCTTAAATTAACTTCAGTGTGGAGTGATATGGGTGTAGATAAAGATACTTTTACTCTAGAAGAAATAGTATTTTCAGCTATTAACCATGACCTAGGTAAAATGGGTGATGGAGTGGAATATGCACATGTACCCTCTACGGATCAATGGAGAAAGAAAAACTTAGGAGAAATGTATACTTTTAATACTAAAATCTCCTATATGTCTGTTCCTGATAGATCAATTTATTTACTTACCTCAAATAATATTGGGGTATCTCCAAATGAATGGTTAGGTATTAAGTTGCATGATGGACTATATGATTCTGCAAATGAACCGTATTATAAAACATATCTCCCAGAAACTAAACCACGCACTTCTCTTCCTTTTATAATCCATCATGCTGATATGATGGCCACAAGAATTGAATTTGAAAGAGAATGGTTACCTAAATTCAATATAGAAAATTCACCCTCAATATCAGAATCTACTAAAAAGAAAACATCAGCTAGAAAAAAAGCATTATCTTCAGTTAGTAGTCCTGGTTTGAAAAATATGTTAGATAATTTATGATACTTTGGATTATAATATCACTCCTAATTATTTTAGTAGGAGTACTAGGATATGCTACTTATAATCTCCTCAGAAAAAATGAAACTGCAGAAGATTTAATTATAGGATATCTCAATTATGTAGAAAAATTCTCTCAGATAATAGAATTAACAGATGAGAGACTTAAAAAAATAGATCATAAGGGCACCTTTAAGTCCGATGATGAAATAGGTTTTTTCTTTAATCAGGTTATGGAATTGCAAAAAATTCTAAACGAATTTAACGTTAAAAACCTAGACGAAGATGGACCATATAATAGCAAAACATAAAGCTAGAAAGCAAAAAAGACAATATTTTACTAAAGATACTGAAAACGCAATTGTAAAGTATAATAATTCTACATGTGAAAAAGAAAGGAGTGATTTATATCAAACATATATTCATTGGCCTTATTATAAGCTTACAGAAAATATAATTCATACTTTTAAATTCTATAATACGGATGTAGAGGATTTAGAAGATTTACAACATGAAATTATAACTTTCCTCCTTTCTAAAATCCACCTTTTTGATCCTTCTAAGGGAGCTAAGGCATATTCTTATTTTGGCACCATTGTAAAAAGATATCTTATAGTTTATAATGAAAAAAATTATAAAAAACTAATAAAAAATTCTTCAATAGAACAAACCCAGGATAACGCTTCGGATTCGGATAATAGTAGTAATCCAGTTTTAAATCATAGGAACATGATGTATGAAGAAGAATATGAATGGGGGGATTTAACATTTGAGGGGTTAAGTGAAAAAGATAGATTATCTTTATTTGTAGATTATTTTGTAGCATATTGTTCTAAGCGTTTAGATACTCTTTTTACAAAACCTGAAGATAGAAGAGTAGCAGATTGTATCTTAGAATTATTTAGGAAACGAGATAAAATAGATGTTTTTAATAAAAAGGCACTTTACATTTATATTAGGGAAATGATAGATGTTAAAACCCCTAATATTACTAAAAATGCTAAAATATTATATTCTATATTTCAAGAAAAATATTTACATTTTCTTAATACTGGTGAATTTCCCCAATAGTTAGATTCCTACATATTTATAAATAAAATGGGGTTATTAGATTCTGTAATATTTAAGAATAAGAAGTTTTCTGACTTATTGGAGGAAATTTATGATTTACAACAGGAAAAAAATAATCAAGTTACTGTTTTAATCAATGAATTAAAACCTCTAGTTCAAGAAATAGGTGATGCTACTTTAATAGTTCCTCTAATTAAAGAATATTTAGAAATAAGTGTTAAAAATAATGAACAACTTATTAAAATGGCAGGTATAGTTCAAAGAACATTACAATCTAGTAGTGGGGGTGACGATTTAGGATTATCCGAAGAAGAAAAAAATCAATTATTAGAGGGATTACAAGGTGCTTTCCCTGAATTAAAAGAAAATAATGGCGATTAGAAAAAGAACAGGGATATCTTCTTTTACCCCAACCCCACAAACACCAGATCTTCCACCTACTATTTTTCCAGCTAGGGTAATTTTTACATTACATAATGATACAACAAACCCTCAACTTTTTAAGGAAATGGGAGGTTATGCTAGTATAGGATGTATAAAATGGAGAGCTATAGGAAATAGGGGTAAAGGTAGACCTGCTTATCAATACCCTACAGCTATACCTCTTTTCCCCAATATAAAAAATTATCCTTTAAAACATGAAATTGTTTATATCTTAGAATTACCTAATGCTAGTATAAACAGAAATAGAGATTCTACCTCTTTTTATTATTTTAATTCTGTAAATTTATGGAATAGTCCTAATCATAATGCTATTAAGTTACCTGAGGATTATAATAATCTTTCTCGTTTAACTTCTTATAATGATAGTGAACAAGGATTAGAAAATGAAGAATCTACTGAACCTGAAAATATAGATTTAGGGGATACTTTTATAGAAAATCCTAATATAAGACCTACCCAAGTCTACGAAGGTGATATTATTTATGAAGGGAGATTTGGTCAATCTTTAAGGTTAGGTTCAACTGTAAATACCTTACCAAATAACTCATGGTCTACACAAGGTGAAAATGGAGATCCAATAATTACCTTAAAAACTTCTCAAACTCCTTCTGATATAGACCCTTGGATACCTTATATAGAAAATATTAATACTGATTTATCTAGTATTTATTTGACTTCTACTCATAATATTTTCATAGAAGTGTCTTCTAGAAATTTTAATTCTTTTATAAAAGGATTAGAACCTTTACCCCCAGAGATATTTGAAGGAGAACAAAT